CCCATCAACCGTCAATGCGCCCCCTACATCTAAGGTAGACCCGTCCCAAGTCAGGTTTGAATCTCCTTCGACCGAATTTGAATCCGTAAAAATTGCCAACTCATTGTCGGTGCCATTTGTTCCATCTACTAATGTCGATCCCCAGACGCGAGAATCGATTTCGTCGGTTACAATCGAAGAGCCATTGTAGACCAGAACCGTGTTGTCCGTTCCTGCGGCAACATTAGGAATATTCACTGTCGCGCCATAAATGGTTACGCTATCACCGCTGGCGTCTCCAAGAGTTGTAGTGCCAGCAACCTCAAGATTTGATGAGACGCTAACCTTTCCGTCAGGAGCCAATACTATATCAGCGGCTGCGGCGTCTTGGTCAACGGTTTTAAGTGTCATTAAACCGTTTGCACCAACATAAATTACGCCATAATCATTATTATTTAACGATGACGACATTACAATGTCATAGCTATCCGCATGATCATCTACACAAACTTGAAGACCATAGTTCTTATCGGCACCTGATCCAGAAACATTAAGACAAACATTCTGGGTTGTGCCGTCTCCAGCATCCACATTGACGACCCCAATGTCCATTCCTGTCATTGTTGATGTACCAGCATTGTTGGCGGCATCGTCCATATCGATTTCGAAGCCCTTAAATGTGGATGTTTGTCCAGAGGCAACGATTCCTGTCTTATCAAAGTCGATGTGAGCAATTGCGCCAGCGTTTGTAGTTGTAGTTGTTGCATTACCGGCATCAATGAATAAAGCTTTTCCAGTGGTTAAACTTGTTGCCGCTACGTCTATGACATTTGCCGTGGTATTGAATGCATCAATATCAATGGCATTTGCAGTCGAGTTCAAAAGATTCAGTTGAACACCAATCACGTCTGCGTCATCGTGATCGATAAGAAGAGTTGGAACAGCAGAATCCGCCGTTCCTTGGACGTTAAGCATTGCGGTTGGAGTCGAGTCGTTAATACCGACTTTGCCATCCTTGTCGATACGCATTCTCTCTGCTGTATCGTCATGGAATATAATAACACCGTCCGTGGCTGCATTTTGTATGATTAACTCATTATTATCTTTTTGAACTATACTAGTATAAGCAGTATCTGACTGAATGCGGAGTTCGACTTCGCCGGATGATCCATACAAATGCAACGTTGAGAGAGGGGTGGCCGTGCCGACGCCGACTCGATCAGTGCTAGCATCGACAAAGAGCATATTTGCATTGTCATCGGATTCGACTCTGAAATCATTATCTCCACCTACGTCATTAAATACTGCCGCTCCAGAGACAGCGATGTCACCACTAGTTCGCATACTCAAACCATAGATCTCGCCAAGCCCTGGTGCGGTTGTGCCGGAAGCGATAATGCCTCCGACTTTGAAGACACTAAGATCGTCCTCGTTTATATCATAGATTGCTTCGTCACCTGGGCCCGGATCGTTGTGTGGTCCTACAGCACCAACTTTTCCAACAATAAACGAGGCAGACGTTTGATCCCAGATCAGCGCTTGGTTGGCATCAGTTCTAAGTCCAAAAATAAACCCACGGTCGCCAGCGGCACCTGTGTGGGCGCTTGCAGTTCCAAACCCAAGACCAATTACAGGATCCTGAATAATAAGATTGCTTGCGGAAATAGTTGTGGTAGAACCTACGACTGTTAGATTGCCATCAATCGTTTGATCGCCAAACATGTTAAAGCTACCAGTAAGACGGAGTTCGTATGGTCCATCGAGATCGTTTAACGCACTCCCGGTAAAAAATACCAAGGCAGCACTGCCTGTTAAGCCAGTTGTGCCATCTGCTGCCTGATCGTCTCTAAACTGTAGAGATCCAGTAGGACCACTAGCCGTTAGTGCCCCTTTTACATATGCCCATCCAAATTCGCCCATTAATGAAAGCTCCTATAATATATATTATTCGTCAATATAAATAGATAGCAAATGGCAATAAGGGATCTCTTATTTAAGATTTGTAGTGCAAGCGCTTTTACTTATTAGAAGGCTTTGGCTCTCAAATATTCTATATCGTGTTTGCGCCCAGGTAGCAAGTAACGCTGCCACCGCTGCCATAGGCGCTGCACGAAACAGCAATCCTTTCGATGCCCTCAATTGGGATTACAGTATATTCATCTGAATCCGCAAGTACTGTCCATTCCATAAGATTGTTGCCGCCGTCAGCAGGATCCATAATTTGTAGAACACCCCATTCTCCTGCAAAAGAGTGATACCCATAAACTCGGAATTTGCATGTACCAGCATCGTTGTTCTTAATTATCATATGTAAATTCTTTTGGAGTCCAGGATTGGCATATCCATCTTCCGCAGAGGCGGGGACGGAAGTTGTGGTTGTAAAGGTATATGCAACTACCCCTTCACCATCAGGGCTAGCTAAATTAATGACTGATCGGGTTCGCCCCCCTGATATATATCTGCTAAAAGGTTCTGCGCCCATGTTTGTTACTCTCCTACTTTGTTCTCTTTAATTAGTGTCTAACTATTTCTTTTTTCTTTCTAATTTTGCTGTTTCTCGTTTTCTACGAATAGCTTTTTCTCTTCTAACCTCGGATGGTTTTTTATAATATCTTCTTTTTTTAACCTCATCTAAGATGCCGAGCTTTTTAACCTTTCGAGTAAATCTTCTAATCATTCTTTCTGGGCTGTCTTTTCTCAACGGCTTGATTGAAACATTAACTGTTTTGCTCATTTAAACATATGCGACCAGTTTTTTCCGGTCCCTCCAAAAATTTTATTGATATCAACACCGGCATCTCTAGGATCGACCCCTGCGAGGGCGGAAGTGTGATCCACTTCTTGAGGAGGTGCGGCTGTGCCCTCAAAAAGATCTATGCCATTGTAAGAATCGTTTCCAATGGCATCTAACATTCTTTTTCTTGTTTCTTGCATTTTTTGACGTGCTACTTTTACTTCATGTTGTCTTTGCTCATCCTGTTGTGCGGCTTGAACAGTATGTTGTCTTGAATCAATAAGTGTATTACCTCCAAGTCCTTGTGCAACCTCAGAAACAATATTAGATAAAATACCTTCCTCAAATATCACTTCTTTAATACACTCTTTTATAAGCGGTCTAAGAACCTGCTTCAATTCTGATTTTTTCATTTGTCTCTCAAAACGCTATTAAGGGCTCTGTTAATTCGATCTGCCTTTGTGATAATATTTGATTGCTTATTTTCTTTCATCATAAAAGCACCAGTGGTGGAAGGTTCAGACACAAAATCAAAACAAATTAATTGAAAGTCATCTTCAACAATCGTTTGTCCGTTAGATTCATGAACAGAGCCCATGCCTCTGGAAGATATACCAAGTTTAACACCGGAGCTAACAAGCTCTTTTAAAATTTTGCCAGATGGAGTGTTCAAAACCTGTACCTTGCCCATGACAGCATCGCCATCCCACCACACTTCTGTTACAAGATGGCAAGCGGCTGCCAAATTGATAACCGCTGCATCGGGGTGGTCAAGCTCGCCCAGGGCTCTTCGCTCGCGAACAAGCTTACCATAATTTTCTACTTCCCGTTCTAAAATGGGGCGACTATAAATACGCCCATTTCCATTAAGATGATTTGCTCGCTGCATAACGCCCGTTAAAAACATAGCGTTATCTTCGCGAACCATCCTCTTTTCTTCTTCTGTTAGAAGATCGTCACACTTACCGTTAGGGCATAGTTCATAATATTCTGTTAATAATAGTTTGCCCATAGTTAAGAGCCCTTGCAGCATCGCCTAACGGGTTGTAGCATCCATTTGCTTGTCCAGTTATTCATTGTTAACTCCTATTTGTATACCATTGTCACAAAATATCATACTCAAGATGTATGAAGTCCCAGATGACAGCCAGCCTAAAATAAAAAGATTAGCGAAAGTATACTCGAATGTAAATAGTTCTGTATACCTATTAATTCCAAATAAAAATGCCCCGACCCAAAAGCCGAGACACATTGGGCAATGGAATAATTCTCCTAATTTGCCTTTTGTTGGTCTAACGGAATTAAAGATTGTTCCGTATACTAAAATTTGTGTCAAGCCATATGCGGCGAGCACAAAATATAAGAGGTCCATGTTATACCCTGTGCATGATACTCATGCCATAAGGTCCACGGATCCACCCAGGTCTAATTGAGCCCTTTTCAGGTTCTTGTGGAACTTCTCCAAGCGGAGTGCTATCGTCACCTGTGGGCTCTGTTATATAGTCATCAACAGCACGTTCAAATTCTTCAATGTATTCAAAGTAGGGCTTTTCTTCTTTAATAAATTTATCTATGCCATAAAGTGCAGCCTGGACCATATCATATTCTTCATTCAAAAACATTTGTGCTTCTAGTGAGCCATATACATATCCCGATTTAACACTTTCTGGTTCGATAAGCCCTTCTTTTCTTAGAAGCAAAAACAATCTGTCTTGAGTGTCATAAACTTCTTCGCTTGTCACATCCTTGGCAAGAGCAAGTATTTTTTTACTGTCTGGGTATATTACAATATCAACATCTGGGTGGTCAAAAACAACCAATTGGTTTCCAAGTGTTTTTCTCACCTCTAGAGTGATGTCTTCTTGAATGCCGATCTTATCTTTGATATGTGGTATGGTGACTGTAATGGGCATTATGCTTTAATCTCATAAACTACATTTTGAATTTTCAATACCTTCTCTATAAGTGCTTTATCCACCGGCTTGGTTTTAAATTCTTCGATTATTGCTAAAACTGATTTAACAGATTCCTGCATATTTGTGTCTAATTGTATCTCTTTCAGGCTTAAGGCGGCAACCAACTCGCTTTGTAACCGTGATATTTCTTCGTTTAAATATATTTTTACATCAATTCCATTGTCAGAAAAGGACAATATATACCTGTTTAGCAATTCTTTTTGTTCGCTCAACAATCCTTCTGAATATGTGTCATTGAACTTGGACACAAATGTCGTAAAAACCAAATTGTCAATTGGTTTCATTTCCTGTTCTGTCGATGGTTGGTCTTTATTTGTTAGATTCGCAACAATTTGCTGCTCCAGAATAATCCCTTTTTTAATATCATATGTTTCAGTACCGGATCCAAAAAGTTGTGATACTGTAGCCATGCTTTTATAATTTGGTACAAAATTATTATATACGGATGTGGATAATTGTGTGTTTATTTTTTTAATTAATTGGCTTTGAGCACGATAAACTTCTTTCTTATTTAATGATGAATGCGCTTCCCGAACTTGGTAAACTAACTTTTCTGCGGTGACTGGATCTAGGTTATCGGCATCAGACAATGTTTGATATAATGCAAGTTCTTTAGATAGTACAGAATGAGGGGCAAAAAATTCTTTTATTATATGAACGACGGCTTGCTTGGTTGTGTTATCTTGCGATACAACTGCTTTAGTCATCTCTCTTATAAGCGCTTCATATAGAAAAGCAGTATTTCTTTTTTTATTGTGTTTTCTTCTCGTCATTAGTATCCCCTAATCCGCTATTATCTAGTTCTGTAATTAGTTTCTTTATTTCGTGTTTGACCTCAAATAATTGCCTTTCTTCTAAATTGTCATCATCGTTCTGTTGTTCTTGGTATAATCCACCTTTTCTGAACTCATCCCCGATAGACGAGAGGTGATGCAAGGTTTCGTAACCTACGGCACCAGGATTATTTGTTCTGGGGGTGTTAATCTCAACTCCCCGAGCCTTGCTGCTAGTATGTCGCTTCCTGGGTCCACTCTTTCCTTTGCGTCTTTGGTCGTCTCGTTTGCCGGGTGCTGCCAGAAGGGTGTCTTCTTCTTCACCACCTTCTTCTTCGCCACCAAGATCTTCGTCGCCACCCAAATCACCGCCAAGGAGATCTTCTTCTCCACCGAGATCTCCACCGAGTCCGCCACCGAGTCCCCCGCCGACATCTCCACCAAGACCACCGGCAGCACCTTCCATGGCGGCAGCGACCTGTTCAAGTTCGGCATCAAGTCGTCTATCAAAAAACATTTCTCGCTGATTTCGTATAAATTCTTCTTCTGATAGATTGAAGATATGATCGGCAACCCAGCGCCGACTGAAGAATCCTTCAGTCGCAGATGCAGCAATATCAAACTTTGTCTTCCAGTGCTCAAGCTCTTGAAGCTCTGCAATCTTAGACGGGTTGCTTAATGATAATTTGAAACTGATAAGATCGGCACCCTTATATCCAAGCGTATAAAGATGAATAATACCAATCTTCTCTAGCTCTGTAAGAATCGCCCTCTGTAGTCTCTGAATTGTCCTGGCAAACCGAATATCTTTTTGAGCGAGTGTTGTTTTATCTTCCTCTGCTCCTTCGGCTCGCGACAAATATGAAGCAGGAATTTTAAGAGCAGAAAATAGTTTATCTCTCAAATACTTAACATCATCGATGTCACCGGTATAGGTACCTCCTGGTAAGCTTTCTACCTTAGAAGAGACGCCACCACGGACAGGGATAAAATAATCTTCTTCGGTGCTCATTGGATTATAGCGCAAATCGACACGACCTGTGCTGGCATCAACAACTTGATTTCGCTTCATTTGCGTCATAACTCTTTGCATATACTGTTCAACATCGTTGGGCGCGACATTACCAACATCAATATAAAACACACGACGTTCGGGGGAGCGAACAATACGATATGCCATCATCGCATCTTCAAGAAGAATTAGTTGGCGGAAAATCCTCCTGGCGGGCTCAAGGACCGAAGTGCCATAAGGAGCATATTTATCATTACCTAAAATTCTAAAATGTGCCATCTGCCAATTTTCAAAAGTTAAGCCTCCAGAATTCCATTGAAATTGAACATATTTTGGATTATTTTTATCTTCCCCTTCCAGTCGCTCAACCTCATGTGTTGGCAAGCCAATGATGGACTGAACTCCAAGTTGCTCATCGATGTCTAAGTATAAGAAAAAATCTCCATATTTGCACATTGTGCGGCACCAACCAAAGAGATTAAACTCAATATTCAAAACAGTATGATATAGCTCATGAAGCACTGCTTTGATTTCTTCGTTGTGACACTTAACACGTAAAAGTGGCTGAAGCTCTGAGGAGGTTGTCATTTCGTCTGCATAAATGTCAAGCCCGGAGGCAATCTCGGGGGTATATTCCATTTGTTCAAAATCTTGATATCTTTCAGCACGAAGCTGATTTGCCATGATAGCTGTGCTTAGTTGTTCAAAAGGATTATACGACGACTTTTTAAAGTTTAGTCCACCGGCTGATTGAAACTTAAATTTATCTAACTGCACGCGGCGCAGCTTTCTGCTCGTCTGTGTGCGATAATTAACGAGCGGACCAGATAGCAAACGAGTTAACTGCTTAAAAAGAGCCGACTGATTATTTTTTGGGTTGTTTTTGTTTTTTGCCACTTATTTTATCCTTTGTAAAGCCAACCAAATTCTTGGTTCATATCTTTTGCCAGTTGTTCTTTGCCTTTAATATCCATGTCGCTTCGATAGCCTTCTTGTCCTTTAATCTGATTATTTATTTTTGTTGATGTAACAAACATAGAGTTAACAAATGCATTTCTATATTCTTGATCTAGTTTGCCTGCCTCAAAAGCTGTATCTCGAACCCAGCAACCAATCGCTAAAGCCATAGTTAGGTCATCATTATAACTTTTCATGGCTTCAGGGCGACCATTGTGCCAAATAAAGGTTTTTAATTCATTAACCATTCTGGAAGAGTATACAGTAATTAGTTTATTTCTAATGAATTCTTCCATCTTTGCAATAATCAGAGGACGAGTCTTTGACGTGGTAGAAAAACCAGCGACAGCATTAGACATATTTTCTCCCTGCAACTGCTCAACATATTCATGAGTAGATTTAATAGAAAAATATATATTATTATAACCCAACTCTTGCAATTTTGTTAATACTGCAAACCCAATAGAATTGTTTTCAACAACAATCATACCATTGTTAAACTCGCGCCCAATACTATTAAGCATATCTGCATATGCATCAAGAGTTGGTTTTCCTTGATATTCTGCAACAATTTCCATAGTGTCTAGTTTTAGAACATGAAGTGTCGAACTATCCTTGCCGTCGCCTCGGGAAACATCAGCGGTAAGAAGATAGCTGGATCCCTCTATCGCCTTTTCCCAAATCCAAAAATTACGGTCAAAGCCTGTTCGGTATTGTGGTTCTTTAATCTGCGTGTTCATCCAGTCCAAATCGTCTGGGTGGATAACCGTTTCACCAGACATATTAAAGTTACACTCTAGTTCTTGTGCTATTTGTCTGCGAGACATATTGTTAGTTTCTTTTTCATACCATTCTGTGTCTCTATCGGGATGAACATCCCAACGTAAAACAGTAGGATAGAAATCGTTTTGTCCCTGAGCAGAGTCTGCGTATATTTGATGAAACCAGTTTCCGACTCCATTTGGGGTTGAAAGGGCGATACATCGACCACCCGTAGACAGTGTGGGATATAGCCCTGTCCATAGTTCGTCTAACCCTTCAACGTGTGCCGCCTCGTCAATAACTAATAGTGATAGAGATTCAGAACGACCAGCATCAGAAGATGTGGACGAGGCTTTTATTTCTGATCCGTTTGACAACACAAATGAAGCTCGATTATCAATTGTAATATTTGCTATCTGCATCCACGGTGGCAGATTCTTAATTATATGCTTTACTTTTTTTACTAGATTGCCTGCGGTCTGGAACTTGGTTGCAATAACAAGAATGTTTTTATTGCGATGGAAAAGCATCATCCATGCAATATATGCAGCAGTTGTAGTGGAAATGCCTAGCTGTCTCGCTTTCAGAATAACGTTGAAGCGATGATTATTAAAATCCCTTAATAGCTCTTCCTGAAATGGGTAGAGCTTAAACGGGATTAGCCCGTCAAGGGGGTGGGCAATTCTTGCATAACTGTTAATAAAATAAACCGGATCTTTGCCGCTTTTTAAGATCTCTTTTAAAATTTCATTTTTTGTAAGTTCAAACGACATCTAATCATTGTTTTATTTATTTTTGCCCAAGGCAAGAAAATCACGAATGGATTTATCCAATCTATCCTCGGAGGGCTCAGCAACTGGCAGTACGCCGTCGAGATTTCCGATTTTATAATACCGGTTGCCCGTAACAAATACGCGAACCTTTGAAGTATTTTGAACCATCACGTCTACTTCGGTTGCCGGGGTTATTGAGAGGGCATCACCGGTAATTTTCTTATACTCTTTTTTGAGGAAAGCGGCGACATTCTGGATCATGTCTTCGACATCTGCTTCGATGTCTCCTGCATAAACATCTTTTAATTTGATATCACTTTGATAGCTAATACACAAAAGATTTCCATGGAATCGTATCCCAAACCCATCAATAACGCGAGAATCTATAATAGGATCTCCCTCTTCTCTCTTGAGTCCGATCTTTCTCGCCTCTCCATCAAGGGAATATTTTTCATCATGGGCACCATCATACGCATTTGCAGCGGCTTGTGAAATTCCCCTTACGATGTCTAAAACTGTTGCCATTTATTTATTTTCTCCTTTATTGGGACGCCAGCCGGTTGCCCAGCGTTCTTCCCTACCATCAATCCATCGAATATAACACTGATGACAACAATCATGTTTGTTCATATAAATATCATCCCTTGTGTTAAAAGAATAAATATTGCATGTAGAGCAAACTCTATTGCTATCTTTATTAAGTAGTTTTTTTGATATTAAAACTCCTTGAACTTCTACTTTTTCCGTTTTTTCGGATATTTTGTTGATTTTCTCATTTAGCTGCTTAAGCTGATCTATATATTCTCGTTCTTTTTCCGGCGTCCAGTCTTTCGCTGGGTGTTGTACAGTTTCTACACCATATTTTTCAACAATTGCTTTTTCAACTTTTATAATATAATCTGGATCTTGCTTGGATTTTGTCATTGTACAATATTTGCTGCGGCATAAAACACCCCCAGAGAAAGCCCGATGCCTGCAACGGCACCTCCTGCTAGCCACCAATGGTTATTTTTGTTTGGCTGCTTGAGCGACATCTCTCTATAGGTATTAATTTCATCATTCTTGATGTCCATCAAAAGTGTATGTTTTTCGTTTAAAGAGTCATAACTTATTTGAAGCACCGATAATTGCAATTGCATTTCGGAACGCGCTTTCGCTACTTCATATTCTACCAACAAATCACATTCAGTTAAAGAATACTGATGTGCTATAATTAATTCTGCTGTGGCTGGTGGGTTAAACAAGGTGCCCGCAAAAGGTGCTGTCTCACCTTGTTCCAGGTGTGTAAACATCGGCTCTTCTTCTGTGTCTTG